GCCTGTCCGGTAGGTGAATGAGAATCGGCCCGTTCGGGTCCGGCCATGCGCCGGGTCCGGGCGGGCCTTTTCTCGCGCCCCGCTGTAGGCCCACGATCCCATGCCCCGCACCAGTCGGCGGGCCACGGAGGCCAAGGGGGGGCCGGTGGGGGGGCGGGGGGTTTTTGGCTTACATGTATAGATATGGAGGGCCGGTGCGTGGTGTCCGCCGGTTCCTGTTTCGGGGCGGTGTAGATGCGCGTCAGGGCATGCCCTGTCATGGTGTCCCCCTATCTAGTGTACCGGCCTGTCCCACCGATGTAACATGTTTGTAACATGCGGGACAGGGCCGCCATCTAAGAAGGAAGTCTACAGCACGGAGGATCACTGTGCCTGCGAACGGCGGCGGCAAAGGCTGGTCATGGGACGACGACTTGAACGAACGTGTCATGCCGAAACTGTGGCAAGACCTGTTGGAGTGGTTTCTAAAGGGACCCGATAGGGTTCCTACGACTCAGAAGGAGTGGGCTTCGGCTCATGGGTGTCATGAGGATTCGGTGCGGCGTATCAAGCGTGATGCGCGGTTTGCGAGGGAGTGGGATCGTCGTGCTGCTGAGTTGAATATTCATCCTGAGCGTACGCAGTCGGTGATTGATTCGTTGCATGCTCAGGCGGTGGGGGGGTCTGTGCAGGCTGCTTCGTTGTATTTGCAGTATGTGGAGAAGTTTACGCCGAAGCGGCGTGTTGTGGTTGATGATCGTGAGGCTACTGGTTTGTCGGATGTTGAGTTGGCTGATGAGTTGGAGGCTCAGGTGTTGCATTTGAGGGTGGTTGACGACGTTGGCTAGGGTGCCGGGTGGTTTTGGTGTCAATGATGTGAGGGGTGTTCGTTCTCGTCCGTCGCGTGCCGTGTCGTTGCAGGAGTTGATTTTGGCTATGGCCGATGAGGGTAAGAGGCCGTGGGAGTTCACTGAGGCGGAGAAGCGGGCCAACAGGCAGAGGGAAAAAAACCGGAGGGGGATGAAGCAGATCCGTGAGGATCAGGCGGAACGTGAGCGGCGCCGTACCGGTCCAGACCAGCAGACGTTGGATCTGGGTGACCCGCAGTCGCAGATGAGCCAACAGTTTCTGGCTGACAGGTTCGCCCAGCAGGCCGCCCAACCCCAACAGGGGTACTTCGGTGGTTTGGGTGAGGCTGTGGGCGGTATGTCTACAGAGCAGAAGATCGCTTTGCTGGTCGGTTTGGGCTTGCTTCCGTTTACGGGTGGCGCGTCTTCTTCGATGCTGGGACCGGCGTTGGGTATTGGCGCCGGGTTGGCGGCTACCCAATGAGCGACCCGGAGGTGAGGACGGCGTTTGCCGTGGAAGCGTATGACGTGTATGATCCGTTTGACGATGAGGAACCTTTGGAATGCGGTTTGGAACACCCTGAAGTGTGTGAGTCATGTCAGTGAGGTGGGTCGTGTCGGTGTTCGTGACAGCAATGTTTATGTCTGTTGCGCTCACGGTTTGGGGTTTGGGTCGGATGTTACAATCGTTGTTCGACTAGATGAGCCGACTGACCGAACTACAGCAGGAGGCCGAGTGGCGGCGCTGTACAACCGATGAGTCGTATTTCCTACGCAAGTATTGGCATATTGCTCATCCTGCTCACGGTCGAATACTTTTTGATCTCCGGGGGGCTCAGAGTTTCGCTCTGAACCACTGGGATAATAACCGTTATTCGCTGACCCTGAAGGCCCGTCAGATCGGGTGGACGACGCTGGTGGCCGCACACCAGTTCTGGTTGGCGTTCTTCAAGGCGGACCAGAACATCATCGACCTGTCGCGTACGGAGCGGGAGTCGGTGCTGCTGCTACGGAAGTCAAAGTATGGCTTTCATCACATGCCGGATTGGATGTTGGAACGTGGACCGGATTCGATGGTGGAACACCAACAGCGGATGGCGTTCAGCAATGGAAGCCAGATTACTTCGATGCCTTCAGCATCCGATCCTGCGCGTGGCGAGTCGGCATCGCTGGTTGTGGTTGACGAATGGGCGTTCCTTCCCAACCCAGAAGAAGCATGGGCTTCGATAGAGCCGGTCGCTGATGTGGGAGGTCGCATTATTGGCCTCAGCACGGCGAATGGAAGCGGAAACTTCTTTCACCAACTGTGGGTGGGGTCGGAAACGGGCACGAACCGGTTTGAGCCGATGTTTTTTCCGTGGTCTGCGTCGGAGGACCGCGATGAGTCGTGGTATCAGTCCAAAAAGGACTCTATGTTGTCGTGGCAGTTGGCTCAGGAGTATCCGACGACCCCTGAGGAAGCGTTTATCAAGTCTGGTAACCCGGTTTTCGACTTGGACGTGTTGGAAGACATGAACAGCATGGTTGAGCCGGGTCAGACCGGTTATTTGTGGGAACCGTACCCTCGTACTGTGGAATGGCGTCAAGATGCTCACAGTTTGGCGTGAACCGGTAGCCCGACGGGCGTACTGTCTGGGTGTAGACACCGCTGAGGGGTTGGCGCACGGCGACTATTCGTGCATTCAGGTGTTGGATGTGCGCGACGGGGAACAGGTGGCTGTGTGGCATGGTCATATTCCGCCGGATACGTTGGCGCATGAGGTGATTCGTCTGTCATGGTGGTATAACGACGCTTTGGCGTGTGTTGAGTCGAACAACCACGGGTTGACTACTATCACCCAGTTGCGGCATTTGGGGCATCCGAACCTGTTTCGGAAGCGGTCGTTGAATCAGGTGACGACGAAGGTGTCGTTGGAGTTCGGGTGGAAGACGACTAGGACGACGAAGCCGTTGCTGATTGACGATTTGGGGATGGCGTTGCGGTCTGGCGAGTTGACGATCCACGACCGGTTCACGTTGGCCGAGTTGAGGACGTACACCCGTAACGAGCGGGGGTCGATGAGCGGTTCTCCGCATGATGACCGTGTTATGGCGTTGGCGTTGGCGAATGAGATGCGCCAGTATGCGTTTATGCCCGAGTTTGCACCCAAGGTGGACGATTATTGGACGGTTGACTGGTTTGCACGCCTTGCGGGCAAGGCAGATGACGATGTTTCACCGTTTCGGATCGGTGCCAACAGTATGCGTGGGACAGTCTGATCTGTTCTTTTAGAGGCCATTGGAGGTTTTATGTCAGCAGCAGGTAAGTTCGTTTCGCACACCAACGGTACCCGTACCGTGGATGGCGCTTCGGGCACGAACAACAAGATGGAGCGTGGTGGTTCTGTCGTGGCTAACCCGATTTGGGAGCCTGCGATACCGAACTCGCCCAAGCAGCGGTTTGGGGACCCGAAGTACGCCCAGTATACGGGCGCCTTTGGTGAGAACTCGCCGCGGGTGACTCCGTTCAACCAGCATGGTACGACGGGCAAGGTTGAGCCGTCGCAGCCACAGCCGGACCTGAAGGGTCATAACGCTGCGCCACACACCAAGCGTCCGTAACTATGGCTGTCCTCCCACGGGAGGCAACCTACGGGCAGTTCCGCGAGTATGTGGTGGGGCTACGCGGCGAGTTGTCTTGCGCCGAGTTGGATGAGTTGTGGGAACGCCGTCAAAGGCTGTTTGGGATCAGATTCGCAACTGGTCGGGGTTACCGATCCCAGTTGCCTCCCGACGAACAGCATCTGACACGCGAACAGCGCGGTCGGAAGACCGCCGTGGAAGCGCGCTCTCAGGGACGAAATATCGAACGTCTACCAGATAAGGCGTATTTCTGATGGCTCGCAAGACCCGTTCTGACCAGTACGAGGTTATCAAGCGTCGTTTGGACTCGTCTGCGCGGTGGCGTGACGAGATGGGCTATGACGGCCTGTGGCGTCGCATGACTGACCTGTACCGTGGCAAGCATTGGCCGAGGACGACGGTCTTGCAGGAGGATATGATTGCTGTCAATCTGGCGTTTTCCACGATCAACGTGATTGCGCCGTCTGTGTCGGTGAACCATCCGAAGATTGTGGTGACGCCGAATGAGCCGGACAACAAGGACCGGGCGGTGTTCGTTGAGGCTGTAATCAACCATCTGTGGAAGCATCACGATTTCCGCAAGCCGTTCCGGCGTGCCGTCAAGGATTTCCTCATCTTCGGCCACAGTTGGATCAAGGTCGGGTGGAAGTTCTTGGAGCAGGAACGCACGTTGGGTCAAGCCGAGCGTGAAGAAATGTACGACGAGGCTCTGTTGGAGGCCGACCAGTTCGCTATGGAGGAACCGGTGTTGGCCGGTGGTTTGCCGACCGATGATGAGATGGCGGCGAACATTCCTCAGACGGCGATGATGGTTGTGGAGGATCAGCCGTTCGTGGAGCGTATTTCGCCGTTTGACGTGTTCGTGGACCCGGAGGCGACCTGCATTGAGGACGCCAAGTGGATTGCGCAGCGGATTATCCGTCCGTTGGACGAGGCGAGGGCCGATAAGCGGTACAAGGCTTCGGTACGGAAACGCCTGTCTGCGGATTCTCTGCTGTATCCGATGTATTCGGTGGCGACCCGGCAGGAGCAGGAAGAATACTTGGACAACGAGGAACGTACCGTTGTCTTTGAGTATTATGATGTGACGAACAACACTTTGAGCGTGTTGCCTCAGTCTGGTGACGAGTTCCTGATCGACCCGGTTGCGATGCCGTATGCGTACGGGCAGCCGTTTGTGATGATGCGCAACTATGACATCCCTGACTATTTCTACCCGATGGGTGATTTGGAGGCTTTGGAGTCTCTACAGTTGGAGTTGGACAAGACCCGTTCGCAGATGATGAACGCCCGGAAGCGTTACGCCCGCAAGTACCTGTATCACGAACGGTCGTTTGGGCCGGAGGGCCGTGAGGCTTTGGAATCGGATCAGGATGGCCGGTTGGTGCCGGTGGTGGATGAGAACAAGCCGTTGGGTGAGGTTGTTGTTCCGATGCCGCAGACTCCGTTGTCTCCTGAGATTTACAACATGTCGGAGATCGTGGAGGCTGACATCAACACGGTGTCGGGGGTGTCGGAGTATGCCCGTGGGGCGATGCCGGAGATCAGGCGTACAGCGACCGAGGCCAGCATCATCGCTGATGCTCAGAACGCCAGTGCGGCTGACAAGTTGGCGATTGTGGAGAT